AGTTACAGCATTTCCTGCATCTTCACTTACAAAATCTATATTACCTATTACATCGCTGGTTGCAGGACTAGCACCATTTTTATTAAATTTAAGGGTGGCACTGTTACCGTCAGCATTTGTATTGAGTAGTTGTAGAACAGGTTTAGCTGATGTACTGCTTTCTATACTAATATCTGAACCAGTTAAAACTAAATCATCATCACCACTTTCATCGTATTTTATAGACCAATCTGAATCAGAACCAAAAATAAGTGATTCATTGTCAACCATCATTAAGTCATCACTGAGCTTAAAGTAGTCTTCGTCTTCCATCCATGTTAACACACCATCGTTACTATTCGCATTGAATGTTACAGCAATATCCGTATCAGCACCAGTTCCAAATGATATAGAATTACTATATAATGTTGAAATAGGGCCACCGTCACCTGCTGTAGAGCCATCGTGTGTATGTCCTGTAGATACGTTAAATGCAGTTAAGATAGCGTCAAATTCATCATTAGAATCTGCTGCATCAATTGTATCCCCTGTAGTGTAAGTACTTTGTCTTGCTGAATATCCTGCCATTTTACATTCTCGCTCCCGGTGTAAATTCTAACTCAAATCCTTTTAATGTGATAGGTGGATTGGTACTTGTATCTGATAAACGTATAACTACAGTAAAACCACTTCCTTCTACTGATTGCCGTACAATAGGTATACCTTCTGCACCGTATACTGCAGAACCATATAATGCACCTGAATCATCGTATACGGCTGCAGTGTCGGCTGTAGTTAAAGTATACGCTGCAGGTTGCGGTGTTCCAGCATCCTCAAAATCATATTTAACAAATAACGAGACATTTACTGCACCTTCAGGATCATAGTTTACATTAATACGTTGCATATTTTTTCTTATACCAGCATCACCCATTGTTAAGTCTGGTGATCTGTAGAGGGCTGTCATAGCTGTTCCGGCAAATGTATTTCCTGATTCTTGTTTGTATACATAACCATCATACCCACCGTGTATAATTGTTTCAACACCCGATACAAATCCAGAAACACAACAAGAAGGTTTTATTCCTCGTATATCACTGTATTCCCAACCTAGTTGTCCTTGAGGATTAGCTTTCAGTACACCGATCAATCCTTTACATGAGGATTCTAAACCACCAGTTGTCGGATAAAACAAACGGTACTGGCTTTTACCTCGAATAACAACAGAGGATATATTGTTAAAACCTATATCATTAATTCTATCTTGTATTTGTTTAGATACAGTTCCTAATTCTACGTCACCAATACGTGCAGTACCAGCAACAGTACGTAAACCATCTGGTGCTAGAAAGAGAATATCACCACCTATCTCCTGTACACTGAAACCATCTGAACATCCTACATTACGTGAAACAGGTTCTATTGCAAAATCTGCTAACGCATTTCCTGTTAGTTTGTAGATACGATCTTCACAAAATATCATCAGTGATTCACGAAAAGATTTGATAGCAACAATAGTACTATCTACATTTAACGAACCTGCACCGTTGCCTGATGTAAAATCATTCTCATCACCAATAGCAGAAAATATTAATGTGTTAGGTTCAGCACTCATGCCAGCATAAAACATATGATTTTTAAAAGCTGCAACCATACTAGGATCTGTTGGGGCTGTGCCTAAACCTGCAAAGGTTACACTTCCACTGCTAATAGTACCTGTTGTAGCTACGGACATTGTTATAGTTGTACCTGAAACACTTGATACTTTAGCACCAGAACCAATATTAGTACCGCCTATGTACATACCTTCAGCTATACCAGCAGCACTTGTTACACTTAATGATGTTGAAGAACTACTTGCTGATCCTGTTGCGGATATTGTTGTAGAACCTTTTATGTCAACAACAGTAGTGCCATTATAAAAACTTGCAAAGTTAGCACCATCAGCAAAGATAAGTCTATTTTCATTCGTAGTAAAGTTGTACTCTTCAAAACGATAACGACCTGCACTCGTTCTTCCTGTGTCTATACTCGACCAACCACTACCAGAACTTTCTTGAACAATCGTACCTGAAGCTGCTATAACCTTATCCGCAAATATAGCTACACCTAATATTGTGTCCGTAGCTCCACCTACTAAATTAGTGTCATATTTAGCTGTACCACTTAATCTACGATAACCACCTGCAACTGAAGGCTCAAAGTTTTGCAGTATTGTAGCTGCTCCAACTGGCATCGTATAAACATCTCTGTCTAGTACTAAGCCACCTGATACCGTTACAACGTAAGGAGATATATATTCGGGTGCTGTTATCTCAGCCATATTATGTGTTCACACCTACAAAACGTTTGGAAGCTCCTGTAATACCTGCAGGATAAAAATAGTTTTGATGATTTAACAACTCAACTCTCATTCTTTTTACACCTTCCAGATAATCTTTCTCAGCTAACTGAGCACCAGCCATATTTGCTCTCATCATATATGCATAGTATTTAGCTCTGTTAACTACGATGTCATTAAACCTGTCAGGTAATGTAGGACTATCGTTGTACGCAGATAAATCTGTATGTGTTATGAAATAATCATAAGAAACAGAATACGTGCTTTTTTCTGGTATAGGACTAAAACCTATATTACTGTTATCTTGTGTACGATAAACATATCGAGGTAAACCAAACTGATCTGAACTTGTTGTGCTAAGATCACGTTCACTGTGGTTATCAAGCCACTCATTGTAAGAAAGATATGTTAAACGTTCTGGTTGAATATTTTCAGTAACTTCTACACTGCCTACGTCATAATTGCTGGAAGCTGAATTAGCAAAACCTATGTATATGGTTGTAGCCGTTGCAGTGAATGTAGTTATATTATACTCTCCATCACCTGCATTGTCAACAGTTAATGTTGTATTAGATATTTCTGTACCACCAGAACTTGTTCCTATCTTTAGAGTTATATCTCCACCAAAAGTACGTGTCCTAACAACATAGTCTTTACCGTTTATTGTACTGATAGATTGAGTAGCTTCAGCAGCATTTAAACGCAAAGCACCATCTGCTGAAGCTTTAGTGTGAAAAGGAGATCCTGATACTGTTGTCCAATCACCAATGTTATTTGTAAACGAACCATTTGTAATTAAATCAGTTGGTGTTAATACAAAACTATTGAAGTTTACCTTACGAGCATCAGAAGGATAACCATACGTTCTTTGACCTGCTGTCAAAACTTGTTCTTTGGCTTTATACAAAAATGACCATTCTACTTCTGAATTGTAAATATCGTTAATTCCTTTGTTAACGACATTCTTCACCATAGATTGCACACCTCTCGATGAACTAAAATTTGAAGAAGTTAACTCAACTTCATTTAATTCATTTAAAACTCTGTTCGTTAAGGTCAAGTATGTTGCCATTAAACGTTATCCTTTATACTTTGCTACACGACCACCATACGCATACATTTTACCTTTTTTAATCATACCACCACCCATATAATACTGTGGCATCTTTTTCTTTTTAGCAGGTGAAGACATTTTTTTAGCAGACATGTCAGAAGCACCTATCATACCGCCTGAAGCTTTCATTTCTTTTCGTTCTCTAGGTTCTTTTTGAGAAATGTCTACATCTTTTCCAGTTGTATATTCTTTTCCTTGTCTTTTTTGTT